TTCCCGCCTTCTCTACGAGGCAACCAAAAATCTTCAAGCATAGACATAAACTTTCTATCGTCTCTAATCTCACCTGTATTAGAGTCGTATACAATCTTATTTCTATAGCGAGCCATAATATCTTTTAGATATTGTTCGGCTTTAATCTTTGGCAAATTTCCCACATCAATATAAAATATTCTTCTTTCAGGTGCTCTAGCTAATCTATAAATTACTACAGCATCTTCCATCATCTTTAATTGATTGACGGGCTTAATTGCTTTATGTAAATGCCCAAGGACCGCATTCTTTTCTAAATCCATAAGCCCAGATGGGGCATATGCAATTGCATCTGTCGAAATTCTTAATCCCTGGTTTACTGTAGAAGAATAAGAAAAATTTGGGTTATAATTTATACCCTTATCATTATAAATGAAGTATTCATCAATGCTGACAATCTTATCAATGTTTGTGTCTTTATCTTTTTCTTTTTTTATTTCTCTAATTTTTCTTATTTTTCTTGGATCTAATTGTAATAGATCTACAATCCCTCTTCTGGGATTTTTCATATCTATAATTTTTTGATAATATAATCTACCATCAATATACCATCTTCTAAAGATATCATGACCTTTATTATTAAATTCTAATAGTTGTAGAATTTTTTCAAACTCATTTTCTATAGAATTTTTAATATCATCGGCGATATCTAAATTATCTAAATTGACTCTTACTGCCTGTTCATCATCCACCGCAGCAATAGATTCAGTGACGATTTCATCTACTGCGGCAGAACAATCCGAATATGCAGAAGCTTCTCTGTATCTCGTAATTAATTCCGCCTCAGATTTTGCAGTAGCATCTAAATCAACATAGGTACCAAAATATCCTCCAGCATTAAAACCGCTGGTTTGAATAGTAGTGGCACCGTCTTCAGGAATAGGAGTAGCAAACTCCTGATTCTTTTTATCTATTTGCTCTTCTTCACGAGAAATAGTATAACCAAATAGTTTAATCGCCATTATTTAATCACTTATAATTAAATACTAAATCCGCCCAGCGAAGTAATTGAATTAATCAACTGGCTAGCTGGTGTATTAGTAAATTCAAAATGCTGATATTGAAAAGATACTTGGAAAGAAGATATCTGATCATTAGTGCCGAAGTCTAAAGGTACCGCACTTATATCAGTTGGGAAAACACCAAACAACTTATACTGTTTTAAAACTGCCCCGTTTCTATCTAACTGAGATATAAACATATCTGTTTGATATTGCGAAGGCTGTAAAGCACCGGTTTTGTTTCTCACATTTTCAATACCATTCATCCACTGCTCTAAAGCAGTTCTGATAGTGAATTGAGCATCATTTAAAACTGTGCATGCAAAAGGTGCGAACTCTCGATCGCCTGCCATTTTAATCAATCTACCTCTGTAATAAACCGGGGTCACGCCTATGGCCTGACCCGGTAGTTCTGAAGCAGTTACTAAAAATGGCGCTTTGTTTACTGCACTTCCTCGTGAAACAACATAATTAGGAAATGTTAATTGAACAGCAAATTGATTGGGTCTCGCTCCGCCGTTCGTTAACTCCGCCTTAAATCTGTCTACATTAAATGGGATTGCCATTTCTTTATACTCCTATTAAGCGCCTACTTCTTCGAACGATATACCCGATCTTGTAGCGATGAAATTCAACTGAATGTAATTAATTGCTCTTGCAGGTTTGATGAAAATGTCTGCAACGAATTCGTTACGATCAATTACCTCTGGGGTATTATTTGTATCATCGCATATTACACGGAAATCTGTAATGCCTCGACGACCTTGAACATCTCTTAGGAAAGGTTCAACTAGATTTCTAAACTGTGCTTGTGTGAACGCATCGTTAAACTCGAACAATTGGAACTTAGCTGCGGTTGCAATTGCTTTTTCGAGAACGATAAACAATCTACGAACATTAATTCTGTCAAATGCACTTGGTCTAGCTAATAAAGTCTTGTCGCCAAATAATAGAGTTCCTTGACCTGGGAATGTTACTACAGGGTTGACGCCTTTCTTGTATAGCGTGTCTCTGTCTGTTTTCGATGGAGACCATGCTAATTTAACAACATTCTTAATAACACCTCTATCGTAACCTGCAGGAGAGAACCATGGATCGGCAATATAATCTGTTCTCGCAGCTAAGCCGGCAACATCTCCGTTTAATGGAACATATCTGTACTTATCATTGTAGCGATCATACTGATACTTCCAACCTGAGTCTAAAACTGCAAATGAGGTATTGGTTAAAGTATCTCTGTAGGTTGTAACTTTACCTGCCTGTCCCGTAGTATTGACTACGTCGGTGTAAGGTGGGGATACAAATACCATACAGTCTCTTCTCGATTCCGCAATACCAATTACATTATTAACTGCAGAAACTGCGGTTGTTGGTCCCATTGGGATTAGAGATACGTCATATAATTCATCATTTGAGAAAAGAGTATATCCTTCTAAAACGTTCGCTGTAGAAACATTATCGCCAGATGCGCCCTGGGTCAGAACATATTGATATGGATTAGTTAAAACATTAAATGATTTACTTGAACCAGTAGTTCCCCAATTAGTAGTTCCTGTCGGATGGTCTAATACCCAAATATATCTGGATTGATTTGCGATTACATCCTTATAATAATTTGTCGACTGATCCGAATTCTTGCCATCAGATGCTTTAGATACAAACGAAAACTTTTCTAAAACTGAATTAGGCGAACCTGAGAAAGTTCCTAAAGTATCTATTACTATAATATGCAATTCATCATTTGAACCGCCTCTAGCAGATACATCCGTCGAAGTTGCTGGAGCAGATGCAAACAGACTTGCATATGTCCATCCGGTAAAGGTTGCAGAATCTGCCATACTCACTAAAATACCGTTACCTAACGATCCCGGATATTTTGAAGTAAATACACCATACCCGAATCCACCTGTGCTATGATTAGCTAGATAGTCTTCAGAATTTTCAATCAAAGGATTATTGAAATTAATATTTACTTGACCTTCAGCTGCAATGGAATTTGGATTCGATGCTTCAGTAATTATAACTGAGGGGGCAGTATTATAACCTGATCCAGGATTTAAAATATTTACACTAGCTACACCATACCCTATAATCGCAACTGCTGCAGCATTACTTGTTAAGAATGGTATATCATTCGAATCGGGAGTTATAATAACATTAGGCGTCGAAGTATAATCTCCTGCAGCAGAATTAATTCCAATGGATGAAATTTCTGCAGCCAATCTTGCATTAGCTGTAGCTGAAGTTCCACCTAAACTATTATTTCTATTAATTGTAACATTTGGAGTAAATGAGTAACCACCTTCTCCTTTGTTTAGAACAGTAATCTTGTTGATATAGCCATATCCAAGATTTGCAGTTAATACTACGTCTGTTCCGGTATTTCCATCTAAACGATTAATTATAACATTCGGTGCGTTAATGTAGCCATTGCCGCTATCTAAAATAGTAAATCCTGTAACTACATTACCAGTAATAATTGGTTGAACATTGGCATGTCTACCACCCGCAACAAGTGTTCCTCCGCTAACTACTACATTGCATCCCCCGCCAAACGAACCATAATTTGTTCCGCCATTCGTAATTTGAATATCTCTTAACTTAAAGTGTACTTCTAAATTGGCGCTTGCAGATGTGGAATCCTGATTTTGTATTACTACATTAGATAATGTGGTGTAATTATTTCCAGCATTTGTTACTGTAATTGTTTCTACTCTTCCCGATCCTAGAGTAGCTGTAGCAGTAGATGTGCTACCTCCACCACCAGTAACTACTACTGTTGGGGGCTGACTATATCCAAAACCTGTTGTTGAAAGCGAAATAGATCTTAGTACTGCGTTTGATGTTAGAGTAACATTTCCTGTAGCGGTGTTTCCGGTCGGCGATGCCGAAAAAGCTACAGAAGCGGCACCGGAAGTTGCTAAAACATACTCGGTACTGGTTAAGGTTACGCCAGTAACACTACCCGAAGGCTCCGAAACAGCATTTTTAGCTGCACCTTTATTGATTGCACGAACTATCTGAAGGTTGTTTCCATACGATAAAAAGTTAGCTGCAGTAAAGAAATATCCCGCAGTTGTGTCATTTGGCTTGCCAAAAGTTTCTACCAATTTGCCTTCAGAGTCTATGGTAGTTACCTGATTCGCAGGTCCCCATACAAAAGCCCCAGAAAATGCTCCAGCAGTAGTTGCGACCGAAGGAACTACCGTGCTTCTATCCTCTTCAGTAACTAAAACGCCAGGTGAAAGCTGAAATGCCATCTTCTTCTCCTTGATAATTTTATAGATATATCTCTATAATTGAATTCTATTTATTTATAATTATCAGCATTTAGACTTTTTCCAGCCAATTTAGTATAACTTTATTCATATCTCCCCGACCATCCTGAAACCAAAGATCCCCATCCTCTATCTCCACCTTAGTTTTTTCTGTAGGACCCTCATCCATTTCTCCGAATGGGGTTAGATTCTCCTCAATCTGTTTAAACTGTTCCTCATATAATACTTTTCTCAGATTAGTATCAGTCAAATCCTTGAAGAATGCTTCATTAGTAGCCCATGCAAATAATACGAGGGTCATTACCAGATC